TCCGACGCCGGTATCGGGATCGCACGGTCCGGTACCACCGGCTCCTTCCCGGCTCAGATCGATAACCGTTGGGAGTACGTGGCGGCCATGAACGTCACTTTCAACTTCCGGTTCACCCTCCCGCCCGAGGACGGTGCCGCGGAAGAGTCGGTGGGGACCCTCGAACAAATTCTTCTCACCACGGACTCCGGGGAAGAGCCTGAGACCGTGGATCTTCCGATTCCCGAGACGACACCTTGACGTCTCAAGTGTGCTAAAATCCACGCAGGAGCCTAGATGCCCGCATTAGACGATATCATCCAAGTGAACGTGAGCCTGGCGAATAGCACGATCTCGCGGGCGTCCTTCGGAATTCCGCTTGTTGCGGGCTATTTCCCAACGTCGGTGTTTCCCGAACTCGTTCGGACCTACGCGGCCAGTACGGTTCTCGGCGCAATGGTCGAGGACGGTTTCGCGGTCACGAGTCCGACCTATCTCGCGGTTCAGGCCCTGGTCTCCCAGAATCCCCGTCCGCGACAGATCAAAGTTGGACGGCTGGCCAGTTCTTGGGTCCAGACCTACTCGATCGTCCCCGTGGCCGCGAATACTACGGTCTACTCGGGCCGCGTGAACGATCAGCCCTGGACGTTTACGAGCGACGGTACGGCACTCCTGGCCGAAGTGGTCACGGGTATCGCCGCGGCCATCGACGCACTGAGCGGAGTAACCGCACTTGGCGTCGGCGGGACGTCGGTCACGGTTACAGCCGACGCCGCGGCCACAGTCATCAACTTCTCGCGCGAGGGTTCCGTAGGTACCTACTCGGTGGTGGACTCGACCGCGGCAGGTAATATCGTCACGGACCTTACCGCGATCTTGAACGCGGATAACGACTTCTACGGCCTGGTTATTGACCGTACCTCGGGCGCGGCGATCGAAGCCGTGGCGGCGTGGGTTGAGGCGAACAGGTTGATTTTCTCGGCCTCGACCTCGGACACGACCGTGCTCGATCCGGCAGTCACGACCGACGTCGGGAGCAACCTACAGGACGATGGCTACACGCGTACGATCCTCTGGTGGAACCAAGAGCCGGACTCGTTCCTGGGCGCGGCAGTGCTCGGGAAAGTGCTTCCTTCGCAGCCCGGGACCGTGGACTGGTACTACCAGGAACCGGCCGGGCCTCCGGTCTCGGACCTGAGCGCGACCGAAGAAGGTGCGCTTGAGGGCAAGAACGTCAACTACCTCTTCGAGGTCGCGAACCTGAGACGTACGTACCCCGGCAAGGTCTCAAGCGGCCGCTTCGCGGACATCACTCAGGCGATCGACTGGGTCATCAACGAGACCCAGACCGACGTCGCAGCCGCGGTCATGAGCGGTCAAAAGATGCCGTACACGAATCGCTCCATCGAACGCATCAAGGGCGTAATCGACGGTGTCCAACAGCGCGGCATCAACCGGGGCGTGATCGCGGACAACCCGGCTCCGTTCGTCGATGCGCCTAAGGCCGAGGACGTGTCCGAGGTGGATCGCGCGAACCGGGTCCTGCCCGACGTCACGATGACCTTCCGGCTGGTCGGCGGGATCCAGAAGGTTGTAATCACCGGCTTTGCCTCGGTCTAAGGGAACACAACATGGCAGCTCGATTCGCATCTTACGAACCTAATCAGATTGTGTTCATTTTCGGTGGCGCGGACATTACCGAGGGCCTGGCGGATGGCCAGTTCATTCAAATCGTCCAGCCCACGGATTTCGCGCAAACCGTCGTCGGCACGGACGGTGAAGTTGTCCGGTCCCGGTCGAACGATTACCGCGCTCAGATCACTCTGAGCTTGCTCCAGACCTCGGAGGCGAACGATATCCTGAGCGCGGCCTACAACGCGGACCGCACGAGCTCCAACGGCGTAGTTGTGGCGATCGCTATCCGAGATGCTGGTAACGGAAGACAGCTTTACGCGGCGTCGGAGGCATGGATCGGCAAGGCCCCCGACGTGACGTTTGACCGTACGGCGACGGCGCGGCAGTGGCGGATCGACTGCGCTAACTTGGCCCGTTTCGATGGGGGATCGTCTTGATCGTTTTGTATCCCGGTCAGGTGGCTACGCTGTTTGACCGGTCATGCCCGGATCCGTGGGTACGCTTTCGGACGTGATCGCTATGCCCGCAGGCTACCCTGTCCTGGCCGTACAGGGACTCTGGCCCTCAGATCCGAGTTCGTCTTTCTTCCGGCTCCTAGGGGCCAATGACGAGGATCCTAGCTGGTTCGTTTTCCCTGGAGCCCAGCTTGAGGCAAGCCGAGACACGGCGGGATTTGCCGCGGCCGGAACTCCCACATACAGTTTCACACGCACGTGGAGCGTGCCGCACAAGTTCGCGAAGCTGTTCGTGTACGTAGGTCTCACGCTACAGACCAAAGTCATCGCACACGCGCTACCCGCGTCGACTTACGTAAGCTTGTGAGCTATACCTCCTACCTAGGAGGCTACGTGCACAAGTTCGAGATCAACGGGAAAGAGTTCCATCTTACCCCCCTGGACGTCAAGACCGGAAGACGTTTACAAACCCGCCTGGCCAAGGCCTGTGGTGGGCACATTATCGACCTTCTCAAGGCCCAGACCCTCGAGGAAATGAACGGCGTCAAGGATCCGAAGGCCGTACAGTCCCGGGCCATCACCACGATCGCGTCCGCAATAAAGGGTATTCTCCAGGACCTGCCCGAAGAGCTTTTCGAGGACCTGGTTTCGACGTTCTCAAAGCAGTGCCTCTACATGGACGGGTCCAAGGGCGGAGCGCTCATGAGCGTCCCCGCAGCCATGAACGACGCCTTCCAGGACCAGTACGGGGACCTGATCTCCTGGCTGTTCAAGTGCCTGGACTGCACTTACGGGGCTTTTTACAGAAGCTTGGGTCTCTCCCAGAACCCAAGCTGAAACCTCCCGAACCTGGGACAATAACCTTCACCTGGCCCGAGGGCGTGGACCCTCTTGTGCACCGGGTGGCCACTAGTCCGGTATATCGGGACTCCCTCTCCGAGATCCTGAACACCTGGACTCTCGAGGATCTCGCCGACGCCTTGTTGGTCATCTCGACCATGGAAGGGGCGGAACCCGTCAAGGGCACGTCTTTTGAGGTAGAATAGGGTATGACGATTCTCTCCGAGCTCGCGGTACGTATCGGGTTCGTAACGACCGGAGAGGGTGCGGCGCGTGCCAAGGTCCAGGGTATTGCTCGTGACGTCGAACAGGCGAACAAGAGTGCCCGATCTGCGGCTGGTGGATTCAACGTCCTGCAAACCGCGGCCAAGGCCTTTCTCGGGCTCCAGGTCGTCGGCTTCGTGCGGAACTTTACCGGAGCTACCCTTGAGCTCGGGTCGGCCGTGGAGGAGAACAAGAACGTCCTCGAGCAGGCGTTCGGGGCCGACGGCGTCGGGCAGGTAGAGTCTTGGGCTAAGTCCGTAGGTGAGGAAGTAGGCCGGTCTCAGTACACCCTGGCGCAATTCGCGGGCAAGCTCGGTGCTCTCCTCCAGCCCATGGTCGGGAACCGTGAGGAGGCCCTGAAGATGTCAGAGGCTTACTCGAAACTCGCGGTGGACCTTGCCTCGTTCTACAACACGTCCGACGAGGACGCGCTGAACGCGATCAAGTCCGGCATCGCGGGCGAGACAGAGCCCCTTCGGAGATATGGCGTCCTACTCCAGGACGCGACCCTGAAAGAGTTCGCGCGCAAGGAAGGGATCACGAAGTCGCTCCAGGCCATGAACCAAGCGGAGAAGGCGCAGCTTCGGTTCAACTACATCATGTCCCAGACCTCTAACGCGCAGGGGGACGCAGCCCGGACCGCGGGAGGATACGCGAACCAGCTGAAACGGTTCGAGGAAGGCGCGAAAGAGTTACGTACTGCCCTCGGCCTGGCCCTCTTACCGGCCTTTACCTCGCTCCTCCAGGTCGGGAACAAGGTCGTGGTGTGGCTTGTCGAAATGCAGAACAAGACCAAGTTCCTGCAGACCCTAGTAGTGACAGGTCTCGTAGTGGCTTTCGTCAAGTTAGCGGGCGCGATCGGCACGGCGGCCAAGGCCGGCACCCTGTTTGGTAATGTTCTGTCCGCTGGCAAGTTCCTGGCCGTGGTGGCGGTGTGGGCCGCGTTCGCGCTCATTCTTGAGGACATTCAAAAAGCCTTGACAGGAGGCAAGTCCCTCATCGGCCTCTGGGTGGACGATAAGTTCGGACTCGGGGCGGTGGATAAGCTTGTCCAAAACATCGCCGCGGGATTCAAGATCATCTCCGAGAACGGGGTATTCAAGGCCCTGTCCGAAGGCTTCCTGGGTGCGCGCGATATCGGGGCGTCGGAGGAAGCGGAGCGCCTGGCCGCGTCCGAGAACCCGAACGAGAGGAAGCTAGGTCTGGCTTCGATCGAAGGTCTCAAGAAAGAAGGCCGGTATCGGAGCGCGGTGGAGCGCGGTTCCCCTGACCGGGCCGTTGCCGTAGGTCGAGGCCTCACAGCCGACGCCGCGAGCGCTGAGTACGGACGTGCGCGCGGATCGATCTTCGGGGACGGGGGAAGTAATTCCCAAAGTGTCACCGTGGTTGTGAACCCATCCCCAGGCATGGACGAGAAGAAGATCGGTAAGGTCGCCGCAGAAGAAGTGAAAAAGGCCTTGGACAAGACGTCCCGGAACGTACGGGCCGCGCTTACGGACCAGTACGCGGTGGACGGCGGGGCGGTACTCTGATGCCAGACGAAGAAAAACGCGGGCAGGCCGGTGTAAATCGAGTCCTTGTGATGTGGCCTGGCTCGGATGGTCAAACGTTCTGGATCGAGATCGACGCTACGACACGGGAGGTACACTCGCAAACGAACCTGGTCACGGATCATGCCGTCGAGACCGGGGCGAACGTGAGCGATCATATTCGACCCCAGCCGGACACCCTGAGCCTTGACGGATTCATATCGAACTCGCCCCAGTACCTGCCAAAGGACCATGTCGGAGGTGCAACACTTACCGAGCGGCAGATAGACGTACAGATCCCGGGTGTGACCCCCGCCGTCCAGATCTTCGGCCAACCGATCATCGGGAGACAGGCCGCGTTCCATATCCGAGGGTTCAAGGTCCAGGAGTTCTCGAACGAATTCGACCGAGTACAGGAGGTGTATGACGAGTTCCGGTCCCTGAGAGAAGCCGGGACCCTGCTACAGATCAAGACCCGGCTTCGGTTCTACACGGACATGGCGATCACTTCTCTCGAAGCGACGCGACAGGGCGGCGACTCGGACGGGTTACGGTTTTCTCTAGAACTGAAACAGATCCGGTTCGGGGTGACCAAACAGGAAGCTGTCCCGGCCTTGCCCACGAAGAGGAAATCCAAGGGAACCGTGACCCCTAAGCCGAGTACCGACCTCAAGGCGAACAAGGACGCGGAGGAGTCGATCCTGTATAACCTAGGGAATACAACACCCCTATGAGCTTCTATACCATCGATGTGCCTTTTCAGGATCCCTATCCTACGTTTGAAGTACAGTTAGACGGGACCAATTTCGCCTTTGACCTCGAGTGGAACGTGCGCGCAGGGCTATGGTTCATGAACCTGTACCTGCCCCAGGCGTCGGGAGAGAGAACACCGATCACCACGGGCCAGGCCATGGTCGCACAGAGACCGCTACTTCTAGGTATTACCCACCCTGACCGGCCCCTAGGGGAACTCGTGATACGCGGCGAACGAGATCCGGGCCGTCTCGACTGGAACACGTACTGTGTCCTGATGTACGTGGACCAGGAAAGCCTAGGTGCCCTAGATGTCTGACCTGTTCATGCGGGCGGCGACCCTGAACGTGCAGGGTAAGGTCCTGGAGAACATAGACTTCTCGTTCCGTGTCGAGAAGTCCCTGAAGAAGAATCAGAACTCTGCAGAGATCCTGATACATAACCTGAGTCAGGACTCGAGGAGGTTCCTACAAAGCGTCAAGGGCGGGGTGGTCACGGAGCTCCACGCCGGGTACCTCGACCAGGTTCCCCTACCCTTGATCTTCCTGGGGCAAATCCGTAGGGTTCTGTCCTACAGGAAAGAGGCCGACTGGATAACGGAAATCTCCTCTGGCGACTCGGACCAGCAGCGCGCAGGGGCGATATCGTTTTCCCTCGGGCCTAATAGTTCCTTCAAGACCGCCGTGAAACGCATCGTAGAGGACCTCAAGGGCGGGGCCGGGAACCTGATCTCGGCGCTCCGCGACGCCCCGGACAAGACGTTTCCCGACGGCGTAACGGTCCATGGTCGCGGGGACAAGGAGCTGGAGAAGATGTTGGCCCAGCTCGGACTAGAACATTCTTGGCAGGATGGCGCGGTTCAGGTCCTAAAACCGGACACTGGCGTCGCGCAGAGCGCGGTGGTCCTCGAAGAGTCCTCGGGCCTGATCGGTTCCCCTGAGCTCGGGAACGACGCATCCAAGAACAAGCCTGCCACGGTCAAGGTAAGGTCCCTCCTGAACGGAGATCTGTACCCGGGACGCGTTGTCATCTTGCGTTCCGAGAACCTACAGGGTAACTACTATGTAACCCGTGTGAGCCATGAAGGCGACACGAACTCTACCGAATGGTTTAGCGATCTGGAACTGGCGGTGAGAGCATGAGCGATGAAAGTCCTTTAGAAGAGGTCCTTGCCGAAGTCCTGGCACACTTCCAGCGGGACATCTACACCGCCCTTCCAGGTCGGGTACAGTCCTTTGACTCGGGCACACAGACAGCCTCGGTCGAGATCGTGGTCCGGGAACCTGACCGCTCCTTCCCGATCCTGCCTAAGGTCCCTGTCGTGTTCCCTCGTTCGGGTGGGTACGCTCTCACCATGCCCGTGTCCGGAGGAACGACCGGGCTCCTGATCTTCACCTCTCTGGACATGACAGCGTGGCGGAACACGAACTCGGTGACGGTCCCGATAGACGGGAGACGGCACTCGATCTCGTCCGCTGCGTTCTACCCGGGCCTGGTACCGGCTCAGAACGCCCTGGACACGTACGACCAGAACGCGATCGTGCTCGGGCGCCCCGACGCCACTACCCCGGAGTTCGTCGCCCTGGCGAACCTGGTGAATGCCCAGCTGCAGAGGATACATGACACAATCACGAACTGGACCCCGGTTGCACAGGACGGCGGAACAGCTCTGAAAACTGCCTGGGGCCTAGCTTTCCCGACCGGGTTCGCGGACACCTCTGCCGACGACGTAAAGGCTACATAGATGCCAGACCTGTTCCTAGACCTAGAAACCGACGATATCCTGGTAGACCCTCAGGGTAAGATGCGACTTACCCGCACCGTAGAGGAAGAGGTAAGGCAACTCTTACGTACACGTCTCCGTCGGTTCTTGGGCGAGTGGTTCCTGGATACCCGGCTCGGCGTCGCGTATTTCCGGGACGTTCTGGTTCATGCCCCGAACCTGAGCGTTATCCGTGCCCTGTTCTCCAAGGAGATCTCCGAGACTCCGGGCGTCGCTAACTTGAAAGAACTCCGGATGGTCTGGGACACTCCGGATCGTACCCTGGATGTCGAGTTCTCAGTGGTTCTGGACACAGGCGAGATCCTGGAACTCTCTCTAGGTATCTCGCCCACATCCCTGGGCAGTACGGTCCTCACCTACAACGGGGTACCGGGCGCGTTCCCGTGAGGCTCAGTACTCTTCCGCTTCTTTTCGGGTAAGGAAAAAGTGGATCCCGTGCGTGCACTCGACACGGATGTCATCGTCGAACTTGTCCGCGTGTACGATATGGCCTTTACGGTACTCAAGATGACCGGAAGTTGGGGAAAACCCGTGCCCCGAGAGAACCTTGACATGACTTGCACGGCACTTGCGTCCGACAAGTGTGGATGTGCGCTTAGCGTCCTTAGGAATCCGAACTCGGATCACTGCCTTTCCCCCGTCCGCGGTTAGGACGGCTTTCCAAGCTACGAAAGAACCGCGTTCGGGCACGATCGCAAAGTGCGGCAGGTTCGCGTCGGACAGGTCCGCACCGCGTAGGTCCGCACCGCGTAGGTCCGCGCCGCGCAGGTCCGCGCTGGTCAGGTTCGCGCTGGTCAGGTTCGCGCCGCGCAGGTCCGCAGCGTCAACAGTGAGTAACGCAGTTCCCAAAAAGTTCTTGATTTCGATCATCACAAACCTCCGAATCCCACTCTGTTCTGGGTCAGGTGCCGATGCAAGGCAAGGCCCGCCGTTTTGTGGTAGGCTACGCTACATGCCCTTCGCCTTTTCCGCTGCAGGTCTCACGATCGAGACTCTGGACGAGATCCGGACACGGCTCCAGGCCGCATACACCGACCCTGTGACGGGTATCTCGGCTGTGCTGGACGTGAGCGACGACTCGGTCGCGGGTCGGTTGATCGGTATACAGGCGGCGGAGATACGGTCAATCCAGGAACAGGTACAGGCGGCATATACCGCCGGGACCGTCGACGCGACCGGGGTTCAGCTCGCAAAGGTTGCCCTGCTCACAGGTACGGTAAAACGTGACGAGACGTTCTCCGAGACCCCCGTGAGCGTCACCCTAGGTCCTGGGGTGACGTTACCTGCATTCTCCCAGGCGTCGCTGGCGGGCGATCCCAATGCGGTGTTCGAGACGATCGCCGCCGTCACGAACCCGGGTGCGGGTAACGCTGCGGTCGACGTCACCATGCGTGCGATTATCGGCGGACCACTCCTGACCCCGATCGGGACCTTGACCCAGATCGTGACGCCGTCCGCGGGTTGGATCTCGGTGAACAACGTACTGGTCCAGACCGTCATTGGTCTGCCCGAGGAGACCGACCCAGAGCTCCGGACCCGCCGGGTCCAGGAGCTGAATTCGGCTGCAAACTCCCACCTCGACGCCATCGTAACCGACGTGCGTGCGGTAGAGGGCGTCGTCTCGGTCAAGGGGTACGAGAACACGACGTCGGCCATCAACTCGGACGGGTTACCTCCTCATTCTTTCGAGATCGTGGTCTGGGAAACGTCGGCCGACAATGATGAAATTGCCCAGGCTATCTGGGACTCGCACCCTGCAGGTATCGCCTCAGTCCACGGTACGGCGGGAACTGTACAAACTGGCGACGCGGAAGATTCCGAGGGTACGACACAGCCCATGACCTGGACCTTGGCACAGTCCTTGAACGTCTACTTCAACGTACACGTAATCAAGGACCCGGACCTGTACCCGATTGACGGTGATGACCAGGTCAAGGCCGCGATCGTGACCGAGGCGTCGAGGCGAGCCGCGATCGGTCAACCCGTGAACGTAAACAGGCTCTTCGGTGTACTTTACTACGACTCAGGGACAGGAACTGGCATTCCCGGCATCGTGGATGTAGAAACCCTGTTCGTGGGCCTGGCCCCGAGTCCGGTCTCGGGTACCGTCCTGTCCGGGGGGTCCAGACAGTTCCCGCTCTTCGCTACGACCAGGGTCAACGTCACGAACGAGGACGCGTGAAAAGCCTCCTAGCCGTGTTCCTGTGCTATTCCCCGATCCTCCTGGTCGTGTACCTGTGCTGGAAGGAGCAGCGCGACAATGGCTAACGCGTACCATTTTCCCGATCACGTCATTGCAGCACTCGCCCTGATTCTTGAGCAGGACAAGACCCGGGAACGATTCAAGAAACTGGTCTCGATCGCGGTCACTCCGCTGCAAGATGTTGAGGACGTTCTCTGGGAGATTCACGAGGGCCGGAACATCGACTCGGCGGAAGGGGTCCAACTAGACCAGCTCGGTGCGATCGTGGGCGAGTTCCGGCAAGGTCGCTCGGATGACGTGTATCGTCTCTGGATCCGCGCGCGCGGGTACGCGAACCGGGCGGCGGGCAGACCAGACGATTTCCTGTTTATCTTACGTCTTCTCCTTGAGCCCGACGCCACGATCGAGTGGGTCCAGTTACCTACACGGGACGCAGAAGCATACGTCACTGTCACGAACACCGACATTGACTTGACCCAGGTCCTGGAGATTCTCCAACTCGTCAAACCCGCGGGGGTCGCGTTGTTCTTTGAGGGAAGCGCGTATCCCCCGGAAGATACGTTTGCTTTTGCGGGACCTACAGCGGGTGCCGGATTTGACGTCGGGCATTTCAGCGGTATTGTAGGTCCATGACCTCGCGCGTGTACCTGTACATACTGACGTCCCCGAGCGGGAAACAGTACGTCGGACAGGCCGTGAACACGCACGTAAGGTTCAGCAAATACCGCCGTCTGGCCTGTATGCAGCAGACTGCACTCCACGCGGCCCTGAGCAAGTACGGCTGGGACGCGTTCAGTGTCGAGGTTCTAGGGCACGTTCCTGCGGCTGACGCGGACAGGTACGAGACGTACCTGATCGCTGACCTCGGTACCCAGGCACCGGGAGGCTACAACGTCATGGCGGGCGGTCAGTCAGGTGGACGAGGTAAATGTCGTAAGGGTCACGACCTTGACGTCGCGGGTCGGACCACGGCCCAGAACTGCCGCCTCTGTCACAACGCCCGACAGGCCGCCCAGCGCAAGGCCAAGTACGCGGCTGACCCTGTGTATGCCGACCGCATGAAAGCGCGAGCACGGGCACGAAGAGAGCGCGCCAACGAACTGCAGCGGCTCCGGTACGCGAGTGATCCCGCGTACGCAGAGCATAAGCGCGCCCTGTCTAGGGCCCGGCACCACAAAATGTCCCGCGTGGTACAATAGGAGCGTATGGCCAAGCCGTCTGGAAATCTGCCCACGTGGGCTACCACTCCCGGTAATCGTATCGAACCCGGCTCCGGGAAGAAGGCGGAAGGCTGGCAAACCGGGGAACGCCCGAGCGCCCAGTTCATGAACTGGTTACAGGGACTTGCAGGGGACTGGATCGCCTATCTGAACGACGTGGTAGGCGGCGTCGCGATAGACGATCTCCGGCTGAACTCTTCGATTACCGACGTTACCCAGGCCCCGTTTCGGACGAGTACCTCTCCGGAGGACTACGGACCGGTACCGACCACGCTATGGAAGCTGATCGGGTCGTTCGGGGCCGGTACCGGTCGAACTGCGCGCATCTACACGGGCCGACTGAGCGGCGCGAGTTTCATTATCACGATCAACTGCTTCTGGTCTCCGGGCTCAGGCGGGCTCTGGTTCCAACAGGTGAGCTCGCAACCAAGCTTAGGACTCGAGTTCTCCTCGAACGGCCTTGGCATCCGAGTTGTCCGGGTCGACGCCGGAACCGCGTCCTGGAACCAACTCTCGTGGGGCGCGGGCTCCCTCGGTGCGTTCAATGCACAGTTCACGGGCGAGATTACGGCCCAGGATATCCACGTTCTTGACGACGTCGACATCGACTCTGACCTGAACGTCGACGGCAACGCGCAGGTGGACGGCACCATGAACGCGGGGCTGTACACGAGTTCGAGTGGCTACCAGGCCACCACTTCCTTCGGATACGCTACCCCCCAGTCCAAGGTCATGACCTTCTCCCCGGCCCTGTGTCAGATCCAAGGCCCGGCTGCGTACGTGAGCGCTTCGGACCGTATCCTAGGCGACGCCGGGGGTACGTCCGTGGCCACGTGGGCTCTGGACCTACCGAGCGGATTCACACTTACTAAGGTCGACGTCATGGTGACTTCGGTGACCAATTCCTCCACGGGCATGCCGGTAGTGGTCCGCAAGAACACACAAACGGACTGGTCAGCCACACCCGCGAACGGAGGAACGATGAGTTCCTTGGCGTCGGGGGGCAATGCTTTCAACGGCCTACAGGTAATCACGCACTCGGGCCTGACCGAGACCATCGCCCGTGCCACGGAACGTGTCCAGGTTCAGGTAACCGTAGAGGATAGCAGTACGTCTCAGGTCCACGGCCTGAGAATTACCGGAACCTTTGCAGGTCCACGCCAAGACTAGGTGTGATATCTCACAAGTGCGCTAAACTTGAGGGATGTCAGGTGAAGGCCCATGGGATGACGACACTTCGCAGACCCATGGGAAGGCGTACCCGCCTAGGCGCCCTCACGCGCCTATCTCGCTCCCCCCGACGCCACAGCCTGAGATCCGGTACATAAAGGCTCCGAGTCCATGGCCTGCGGCGGCCCAGAACATCGTGGCGCTCCTAGTGACTGGTACCCTCACGCAGACTGGACACATCACAGGGAACGTGGGAGCGGGGATGATACTTACCATCTTAGGTGTGATCGCAGTACCCGCGATCCTGAAGAAAGGTGCTCCAGGTAGCATCGGAGTTCTCGCCCTGTTGTGGAAACCGCTTGCGGCGGTATTTTCCTCAGGTACTATCCACTGGCACTAACCTTCCCGGACATGGGAAAATAAGGAAAGACACACATGACTGATT